GTAGAGGACGAGCCCGACGAGTGGTATGGGACGGAGGAGGACAACGCGCAGGCTGCAATGGATGCACTGAAAACCACGCGAGAGCTGGGCGAAGACCGGCGAATGGGTATCACAAACACATTTGGGCGCGAATTGGCCGCCCTAAAGGGGACAAAATGAACGCGAAGCGAAGGCCATCGGGACGGCGCAAGGCACTGACCAACATGTGGTTAGGTGGTGGTGGGTGCTACTACCTCGTCCGGTGTACTGAGTGCCCCACGACTAAAGAGGTGGAAGCATTCGGCATCCCCAAACAAAAGGCTTTGCCGCTGCTCGAGGGCTGGACCTACGACAACGACGGCGACTGGATGTGCCCTGTGTGCAGCAAGGAAAAGGAGTGATCCGGCGTATCCTGTACCACTTCGCTGAGTGGCTCCTGGCCGCCGGCGTGCTGCTGACGGTAGCCGTCTGGATGGCTATCTAACGACCACGCCACTCCCCCCGCCTCGCCGGGCGGGGAACCCGGTTCATACCGGCGGGGGGAGTGGCGCCCAGCGCGTTATAGCCCCCTCGCCAGCGATCACGCCGGCACAGCTGGGTGAACCCCCCGCCTCGGATGGTCTGAGGCGGGGGGCTTCTACGTGGAAAACCCCCCACCCTTCACGCGAGAGGAGAGTGGGGGGCCACACAGGAACAGACGGACGGAACCACACCGCGCGTCCAGACCAGTATAGCCCGACCTGTGGCTACGGGCAGCGCGCCCCGGTGGCGGCACAGATAGCCGCGAGCTGTGCGTCCTGATGGGCCATGCGCTCTTTGACCTCGTCCACTTTGACCTCGAGCGTGCCTATCCGGCGCTCCAGATCCCCGACCTTGGCGCCGGTCAGGCTGTGCCCAGAGCCGTATGCGTGTTCGGTGACCTCCTGCTCCAGTGCCTCGAGCTGCTGGGTCTGGTGGTCGATGCTCTGGCCGTGCGCTGTGAGCATCGCCAGTCCGCCGCCCGCTGTGACCAGCAGGCCCCCCAGCGTGACCGCCATCCGCGAGTCGATGAAGCGGCCGACTGGGATCTTCATACCATCATCCGAGCTCATCTCCCCTCCCTCTGAGTATACACCGCGCCGATCCCAGCCCCCACCACTGCCACGGTCAGCAGCGCCTCAAGGCGACCGGTCCACCGTTGGACTGATGGCCGCTCATACCACGGACCCGGTCCCGACGCAGCCGCATAGCGCGCCCTGTACCAGTCTCTCTCGCTCTCGAGTAGTCGGATATCCAAGGCGTGCAGCTCCTCGAGGGCGTCCCGGTGTCGCTCCACTGCGAGCATATACACCACGCGGCTGACCGGTTCAGCAACCGCGGTGCATCTCACCAGACCGTCACCATCGACGAGCTCGGGCGGGACGGGCTCGCCCACTCGGAGAGGAATGGACCGCGCGCACTCGTCCGGCACGGGGTCGTGTGCAGCAGGGCGAACGAGTGCGCCGGCCCAAGAAACTGAAAGCGCGAGCGCGAGCACAGCCATGGTCATCGCTCGGAGTCCGCCCGCTCGGACGCCTCCGCAGCGCCACCCGCTGGGTCATCGCCTGCCAGGATAGCGTCCAGTGCGTCCAGCTCGTCGCTGAGCGCGGCCACGGCGTTCTGCCTATCCTGGGCGGCTGCCTCGTCCTTCGGAGGCGCTGAGGGCCTGTCTTCGGTCGGTCTGCGCTTGGCGGGGATACACCGCCACACCAGCACCGCGATCACGGCGCCGACACAGACCGCCCAGATCAGCCCCTCCACCACCGGTCAGCTCTTGGCGGCCGAGTAGTCGACCGCGCCCTGGGCGAACAGGTAGCTAACGATGACGGCCGTGGATGCCTGGATGCTCTCCCACAGGGCCACCTCTTCGGAGAGGACACCCACCACGATAGGGGCGATAGCGCCGATGAAGGCGGCCCACCATTTACGGCTTGATAGCTTGGTTTTCAGTGTGTCGAGCATGGTCTCTCCCTCGTTGTTATTATTGAGTGGCTGCCCACTTATCGATCCCGTGCGCCAAAGCGGCGCCCATCGCCCGCAGGCCATCGACCCCGAGCAGATCAGCGTGGGCAGGGCAGTCCAGGAACGCCGGTTCATAGCAGATGCCCACCGGGCGCACGACGCCGCCTATGGTGCCAAATGCGCCCCGCGTCCAGCCGTCCGGCTTGCACTCGATCGCCTTCGCCTCGCTGAGCTCAGGGGCCACCAGCCGCAGCTCACGCGCGATGGCCACCGCCAGCCGGATCCCGCGCCGTGACCGGACGTCATAGAACACCGAGCCGTAGCCCTTGCCGGGACGCCCTCCCCATCCAGCGTTCAGGTGCGCCGCCACGTAGACCTGCGGGCCGTACTCGCTGCCGAATGTGCCCGAGTAGGCGTTGACCCGGTCGTGCCGCGCTGAATACCACCCGTCCGAGATCGGGACCACGGTGTGCCCGTCCTCGAGCAGCGCCACCTCGGCCGCCGTCAGATAGTGCATGGTCAGGATCGCCTCGAGCTCGTCGGTGTCGATCGTGCCATCCCCGTCCAGGTCCGCAGACGCGCCACGGTCCGCAGCTCGGCGCCCCGGCTTGCCCGCGTGTTGCCGGTCTAGGAACACCACCGCCACCTATCCGATCCGTTGCGCGTTGATGTAGGCGATCAATACGGCCGCATCGCTGGCGCTCGCCAATGCCGCAGCCCACAGCGCGGCGTCTATCCGAAGCCGAACGTTTACCGTGTCAACCTCTTCGGTGCCGGCCTCCGAAGCGGACCCGTCGTTGGCCCTGCATTCTGTGATCGGATCGTTCTTGATGTCGTCTTGTGTCATGTCATGCCCCTGGGGTCCAGCTACCGCCACCGCTCACCTTGTACCAGATGCGGAACTCGGCCGTCTTCGCCGACGATATCGACTGGTTGAGACCACATGTCACGAAGCCGTGTACCGCTCCGGTGCCGGTGATCTTGTTGGTGCTGATGTTGAAGTCTCCCTGTCCTGTATCGCCGGCACCGGTCGGGTTGCTCGGATCGAACGCGTAGCCTTGGACGTGCATATTGCCACCGTGGCCAGCGTATCGGGGCCCGTGCGTGATGTGCCCATAATAATCGTGATCTTCGGACTCGTTTCCTTGGTTGTCGATGCTCGCGCGCCGGAAGCGAATGTGTGACTGATAGTTCGACGAGCTGGTAGATGTCCAACGACTCGCAAGCCCAATGCTGTTCCCGGTATGGATGTCCGTCGCCGAGTCGGTGACGCCGAAACCGAAATACAATTTGGAGTTCTTCAGATCCGCGGGATCGCTGACTATCTCAATTAGGAACTCCACAACGAAGCTTTGATCCCACGTGAGCGCGGTACCGTTTCCATCGGCCAACGCCTTAACGTAGCAGCACCCATAGTGCGGTTTGAGTAGGTCACCCGACGGCGCAAACGATACGATCGAGGTCCAGGCCGTCGAATCGGTATCCTCGGTGTAGCTACCCTCGAGCCCTTGCGTGTCCGATTTGGTGGCGTCGTCGATTAGGAAGCGGTTCCAGCCCAGGTCGGGCGCTGCCCCGCCCGTTGCGGGTGCTGAGTTTACAGTTTGCATGTCATCCCTCCAACATCACAGATACAACCGTGGACACGGTGGGTGAGCTCACGAACACCGAGCCAACCCCGTTGCTCACGTTGATGCCGTCGAGCAGGCTGAACTCGTGCGATGCGTCCGCCGTCACGGCGATGTAGTTGGCATTGACCGTGGTGTTGTCGGTGCCCTCCATAGATAGCGCGCCGTTGTTCGACTCGAAGCGGATCGTGCATTTCGATGCAGTCGGTGGGATGACCACCTCGGTCACGAGGTTGGCCGTCCCCGATAGCGTAAACCGCTTGATGTCCGGGTATTGGGCGCCGTCGAAAGTCTCTGCCATGGTGGGTCTCCTTAGTCTTGCTCTGTGGATGGGGTGGGAATGATAGCGATGGTCAGCCGGACCTGGCCCTGTAGCCAGTCGGTCTCGTGGTCGATGATCATACCGCGCTGGCCTCCGCCGCCACTATCGGGCGAGTAGGACTCATAGCGTCCGTATAGGTATTCAGACTGCACCTCAACCACATCCCCGAGGGCGAGGTGCGCGAACCGAAGACCGGCCAGTGTGAGGCTCAGCGACTCGGGGATGTGCGTATACCAGATCTGAGCGTTCCCGACGTGTGTGATGGTGGTGGCGTTCGGACCAGTCTGTCCACGCTGGATGCCCATCCTCGGGGTGAGTGCGATCTTGTCGAAGCCATCCGCGCTCACGGCGATCGACTTGTCAAAATACCGCACCCACGGGATCGACTCGATACCGAACGTGCCCGAGTAGTTCGTGCCGGTCTGTATCCCGTCTCGCACCTGGCGATACTCGGGGCGTGCGTCCGGGTGGAACATCTGGTGACTGTCGATGCTCACGATGTGGTCGTCTGTGATGGTCTCTCGGACCGTGTCGCCGGTCAGGATGTCGGTGAGGCTGGCCGCGATGTTCAGGCTGATCTTGCCCTCTCGCATGATGGGGAAGAGGTTGAACTCGGATAGCCCGTCTCGCACCCACTTCCACAGGTCATCCTCCGGGGCGTCTGCCATCGGGCACCACCGGGTGCCAACGCCACCAGATGCCGGGTGGGTCTCCATCGATCGCACGTCGTCCGCGTCCACCACGCCACCGGTCAGGGTGAGCCCCCACGAGGTGGGAAGCAACGTAGAGAATGCGATGGCCAGGAAGATGTCCCAGGGCTCGGTGCTCGTGCTGCCACCGAACGCCACACACGATGTCGCCAGCGTGCCCACGGGGAACGTCGTGGCGGCCGTCTGCCCGAACCAGTCCGGGGATCCCAGGGCGTTCAGGTAGTCCTGACCGCCTGAGTTGTACGTACCGTCGAAGACGAAGTACCACGGTGGGTCTCCCGAATCCACGCCTGATGTGGGGCTCTCGATGCGCGCACAACCGACACCGCCTACCTCCAGGTCGAATATCGAGTTGTCATCCACCGCGAGGTCCGTACCGCTGTTGCCCGTAAACCCGATCGAGAGCGCGGACTGCTTGCCCGCGTTCTCGAAGTTCGGCACGTGGTCCACGGTCCCAAACCTGGCCGGACGGGTACGGAACGCCTCGAGCAGTGAGGCGCACTCGACATCCCAGCTATCGCCCACCTTGGACATCTGGGTAACGATGCCGAATGCTACCGTCTCGAACTGGTCGATCGTGTAGTCCCCGAACCCAAACCGCACCCGGACTGGTAGCCCCTTGGCGGGCCTGAATGGCCACCGCAGCGTCCCACGCGGGGACTTGCTCATGACACTAAACCGGAACCCGCCAGGCGTGGACTCCCACGTGCGAAGCCGGACCGATGCGCGGGACATCCTCACGTCCGTCAGGAGGTACTGCGGTGAGGCCGCGCCATCCTCGCCCGTGCCCCGTGTGGTGAATCGCATGTCAGACGTAAACGACCGGCTGGCGTGGATGCCGGCCGCCGGGAACCCGAGATCAATGCCGGAGACCTGGCCCACGTCCACGATCACCACCGGCTCGAGCACGCGCGCACGTAACCGCAGCTTGAAGTCCGTCGCCCAGCTCATAGCTCATGGCTCCCACGGTAGAGACCCGTCGCCCAGCAGGCCAGGCCCGCCTGACGGCTTGCGGTATGTCGTGCCAGTGTCGGGGCCGTCGGGCTCGGGCTCTGCCATCACGGACACGGTGGCACCCGCCAGACCGTCGATGGTGTCCAGCGCGCCAAGGCCCTCGGGGTCCACGAGAACGTCCGTATCGCCACCGAGCACCAGGCCCTCGTTCGCGAAGACGAAGCTCCACCACGGGTAGAGGGTCGCCGTCATGTCGAATGTGTACGATATACGATGGTCGTGGCTGAGCAGAGGCTTGTTGACCTCGCTCTCGGGCAGGAACATCACGGGGAAAAAATCCCGGTATCGGAGGATCGCTGGGGTGTCGTGGTCGAACAGAAGCGCCGACGAGAGGTTGACCACACCGGCCGAGAAGGTGACCACCTTGCCCTCCTCCTTGGTGTGAGACGGTGGCGGTCCGGAGATATGAACGATGTCATCCGCCGCGAGCGTGGCTGCGCTCTCCCACGCCGAGAAGATGTTACCGGATACAGTCGGGGATGAGTCGCCACGATAGAACCGGCCGGCGACATTCGAGGACGCGTACGTCTTGGCGCTATCCGCGCTGAACCCGAACAGCAGCCCCCGCTCGACATGGCTCTGGAACGCGTACAGATCCCGCGCGAGAGCGTCGTCTGTGAAGCGCTCCTGGATGATCCGGACCTTGAGCCCAGGCGCCCAGCTTAGGCGGCTTGTGCGGCCTGTCAGGGACACGGAATCGGCGACCTTGCGTACAGGCGTGATCTGGATGTCCGAGATCCGCTCCCCGAAGTCCACGACCTCGAGGCTCGCACCCGCACCCGTGCTAAACGTCGTCAGGTCCGGGTAGTAGTACAGGCGCGGGAAGCCCATCAGGAGCCCCCGAAGATCGGCGAGGTTGAGCCACCGAACGATCCGAACTGGCGATCGAGCAGGCGGCCGAGCTGGTCGATGGCGTTCGGATCGACCACGTTGGTGTTGATGGTCACACCACCGCCACCACCGCCAGCGAAGGCCGCCAGGCCGGAGCGTGCAGTCTGTGTATCCGAGCCGGTGGGGGGCACTACTCGCTCGCCCTGTTTCAGTAAGAACGATCCGTCTCGGGGTACGAATCCGCCACTGTGGAACGCCCCGCCCGCGATAGCTCCAATACCAGCGCCGAGGCCCGCACCAACGGCCGTCCCCAGGCCAGGGATAAACGATCCCGCCGCCGCGCCAACGCCCGCCCCTGCCAACGCCCCTGCACCCACCTTGCCGCGCTTCTGCCGCCCGGCCTTGCTTTTCGAGAACAGCGGACCGAACAGCTTGGTGAAGAACGTTTTCACGGCCTCCCAGATCTTGGCGAATGCCTGGCCAAACCCGATGGCCAGGGCCTTCGGCATGCCGATGAATATCGCCTTGACCAGCGCCGGGATCATCGTGAAGATCGACTCAATGAGCACAGGCAGCAGCTTGGTGATGAACTCTGGGATCACCTCCGCGAGGATCAGCGGCAGGTCCACGATGAGCACACGGACCGCGTCCAGCATGCCCATGAGGATCTCCTGGACTATGCCCGCCATGAACCCCGCATTCTCCTTGGCATTCGCCTTGGCCTGGGCCGTGTCCGCTGCTGTGACCTTGCCCGCCTGGGCGGCCCTGGATTCGAGCGCAGCGATGTCCTGGGCCGGAGCGCCGGCCGCTCTCGCTCTCTCGAGCTCTTGTTCGATCTTACTTCGGCGGGCGTCTGCGGACGCCTGGGCTTCAGCCTCCACCGCCGATTTCTCGGCTGCCGCCCCGCGCTGTCCGAACGCGACCACTGCACCGATGGCCCCGGCCGCAGGGCCAGCGCCGGGTCCACCGGCCGGGCCAGGGATGAGCGAGGTCGGGTCCTGTAAGCCGCCCAGGGCCTTCTCGAAGAACCCGGCCACCTTGGCTAGCTTCTCCTGGCTCACGGCTTTGTCGATGGCGCCACCTATCCGGTTGATGTTGCCGATCATGGCGTCCG